CCCGTGCTGTTCCATGCCGGGAGGGATTCGATGCGCAGGGCGTTCTCCGGGTAGGTGCGATAGTAGCCCCGCAGGTCCACGGTAGCCCCGACCAGCTTGGTGTGATCCGTTCCGCTGGTCAGGGGGGAAGTGCTACCGGAAGCATGCCCGGTGATGCGCGGGTTGTCCACTACTCCCATGCTGGGGGCGAAATCAATGATAGGGCTGCCGGAGTGGGGGCGAAACTTCACGCCTTCCAGGATGGGGCCTACACAGGCTTTGTCGGCAAACGGGCTGAACCGCACGCAGGGAGCATTGGCCGTAGATTCGATGAACCCGCCCTGTACAACCCCGCCCCAGTTGGAGAACCCGTGCATGATGAGGGCAGGCATGTTGTCCCGGTCGGTGTGAATCTCGCAATTGCACCAGCATACGTAGCCGGAACGTGCTCCGCAGCCGTAGGGGTCATCGGACAGATAGTTGCGTCCGTTCTGGGCTACCTTCACCCCGGTGATGAATCCATGCCAATCGGCCTGAATGCCCACATTGCAATCTTCGACCCAGGCGCCCCGCTGCTGGTAGCCCCAGCCGTAAGTGACTGCTATCCCTGTGCCCAGAAAGTAGCGGGACTCTACGTCGCGGACGTGGACATCGAAGGCAGCCCCGTTGACCAGCCCGGCATGCTCCCAGGAATGGGCAGGGGTCTGGTTGGCGTAGTTGCCTTGCAGGCTGAGTTCGTGAATGTGTTGCCCACCCACGGCGTAGTCGCCCTCGGTGGTGGTGTGCAGAAGGATGCAATTGGCCCCGGCCTGGTGAATGAGGATGGTGTGTAGTGGCCCGGCCCCCAGCAAGGAAACCCAAGGTCGCAGGCGCAGGGAAGATTGGGGGCGTACCCAGTCCACGTTATCGAAGCTGTAGTAGCTGATACTGAAAAGCTGGATCAGGGTGCCGGTGTCGGGAACGTCCGTAACCGCTACCCAACCATGGCAGCCGTAGTATTCAAGGGTATTGCCGCCACGGTCTCCACCCCGCAGGTACACTACGTCCCCGGCCTGAAACTTGGCCCGGTTCGCTTCGCTGCCCACGTCCAGCCAGCACTTTCCCCCACTACCTTCGCTCGTGCCGTAGAACTTGCCAGTGCCCGCTACACGTTCCGTGTCCGGGTGGGCACCCAGCAGAAAGTTTCCCCCGGATAACCGCAGGCAGCCTCGCCCCTCGGTCCAGATGTGGTCGATAGCTTCCTGGAGAACCAGGTGGTCATCCGTTCCCGTGCAACGCCAGTAAGCCCGCCGCTTCTCAGATGAAAGGGCATCGGCGGCTGCCACGAACATCCGATCCTGGGGCAATCGCTGAATTACCGGCATTGCTGCTCATCCTTTTCAGGCTGTCCCAGCCGTATGCGGATTACCGTGTCCCTAAGTGCCAGGCCCAGTATTTTCTCCACCCGAACCTCTATCCCGTGTTTCTGGAAGCGTTCCAGCAGAGTGAAGGCCATCTCTGACAGTTGCCGGATACCTTGCGGTTGATTGCCCATGTTTCAACCTCTTTTCCAACTCTTCCAGGGTTAACAAACAAGGCCGGGAAAGCAACTGGTCCCGGATGTTTTCCATCAGCCGCCGGGTTTCCTCGGAATTGGCGTTGACTGCATCTAGGGCGCGAGTGTTACCTTGAATAATCCCTCCCACTTCCTTGAGTACGCGAAGTAACTGGCGAATCAACCAGACCACGATACCCAGCAGCAAGAAGGCGAATCCCGCAAATCCGTATTGGACTACGGGACTCCACGGTTGCAGTAAAACATCGCTCATCACATGCACCACAGTTTCACAGGTGTTCACAAATCTCCATCAGGCGCGCCAGTTGCCTACTCAACCGCATCCGTAGCCAGCCGGAAGGCATAGGCACCATACTCCCAGGCAATGCGATTGCACGAAAGGCTGCCGAACCCATTGTCGCCCCAATCTGCTCCCCAACTGTTCTCGTAGAGCAGCCTGTCCTTTGCCAGGAGTTTCACCGCCAGAATCGCGTGGCCCGGATAACCGAAGTACACCGGCATCCCGTAGAGCAGGGCAGAGGCGAACTCATCCCAATTGGTTACCTCCCAGAACTCCAACAGGCGGTGAGCCTTGGCTGCTTCGTAGGCTTCAGCGCTGGGCTTGGTTCGCCAGCCCTTGCTTCGCGGCCAGACCTTTTCCGGGCAGCATCCGTATTCCTGGATGAATCGCAGGTTGTCTTGCAGACTCGAACCCCGGTCCACTCCACCCGACGTGGTGTGATAGCCGAACCAGGGATTGAACTTGGTAGGTTTTTGCCCTGCCCAGATTTCGCAGACCTCGACACCGTTGTTGGCACTTTCGGCGGCGCAGGAGCCAACGGCATCCTGATCCATGCGATAGCCGGAGTAAAGGGCCAAATCTACCGCGTCGCGGTCGGCGATCAGCTTGTCCCAGCGGTTGCGGGGAATGGTGGGGAATGCCTCGCGGAAGTAGATAGTCCGGGGCGCGGGAAGGTAGCTTTCCCGAATCAATCCCTTGGCCCGGCGTACCTCCTGCCCGTCTTTCCGCCGATAGACAGGCGGATGATCCAGAATGGCACATTCCAGCCAGTCCAGGCCCGACGAATCGCCCACACGCTGGGCCAGGGGCTTTTCTTTCAGGGCTGAGTACAACCGCTTCCAAGCGGACAGGTTTGCTTCGACTTGTTCTTTGTACTCCATGGCTCGCTTCCCGGCAAAAGAGAGTGGATCAAGTCCAGAACCCTATCCACGTCCAGGGGTAGTGGTCCCTGGTGGTAAATGCGTCCCTGGGAATCGACCATGAACAGCCAGGGTAACCTGTCTTCAGGGGCACGTTCCACCCAGGGTTTCAGGTCCGGGGGAATCTCTCCGTGCTGGTCTTGCACGTCCTTGTCGGCAATACGCCACCGCCCGTTCAAAGCATCCCGAATCCGCTTGGAGGAAAGGACGATGGCCTTTTCCGGCGATGGTTGGCTGGACTCGTGGATCACAATGCCCCACAACTGGTCGGGCGGGGGCAGGTCATTGTCCACCACCAGCAGCCGGGTCGTAACCCGGTCACCGCCAGCTTCGGCCGTTACCCGTACAGTGGTATCGCCGTCCGTCTCCTGGTTGTCCGGGGCGGTTAGGGTAAAGGTGGCCTTGTCAAAGGGAACCTGTACCACCGGGGGCACTTGTAGCCTGGAAGGAGAGTCGGAATGCAGTTGAACCTCAACAGGCCCGGTTGCACGGACAACCCCTGTCGCAGACTGGCCCTCGGGGATTTTCTCTGGCAGAGAGAGTTGTAAGGGGGCGGGGGCGCCTACTACTAGTTGATGGGTAGCCAGGTCCACCGTGTCGCCAGAAGCCACGGCCAGAACCACCGTCCAAGTACCGGGCTGAACAGGGGTGGCAAAATAGAGTTGCTTGCCGCTGGTGTCCACGGCAATGTTGTCAGGGGCCTCCGGGATCACGGCCCAGGCAAACCCGGTGCCCGTGCTGCCCGCACCGTTCAGGGTCACCAGGACTCCGGGAGGTGTCACAGACGGACCTTCAATTACGGCACGGGCAGCCACGGGCTGGGCCTGGGCAAGGAGGACGCACGCCAGGATTGATCCTGCCAGGGTCATGTTTCCACATCCTCTTGCAGAAGGTTGAGCACCAGGTCAATCAACCGCTCCATCTGCTCGCTCCGGGAAAAGTCCTCCAGCCAGGCGATCACCTTGTCGTCCACCGGGGTAGCGGTCCAGCCAACCACCACTTTACCTACCAGCAGGCAGGCGGTGATGATGGCCCGTATCTGCTCCCGGGTGAAAGACGCTTTCAAGGGTCGCAGGGCGGAAGCCAGAGTTTCGGCCACGGTAGAAAGACGGGGATCGGTCATGGCTATCCCTCCTCAAAACAGAAGGATGATCCGCACCACCAACTGGATGATCTGATAGATTAGCTCCAACAGGGTTTCCCAGTCAATGCCCGGATCAACCAGGGCCTTGTCCCACTCTTCGGCGTTTTCCTGGATGATGGTGTCCAGCACCACCTCCACCGCTTCGTCACGATCTTCCGGCAGCTTGCCCGCCTGCCGGAGTTTCAGGGCCACCTTGCGCACGTTGCGATGGGTCACACCCAAGGCAGCCGCCAGCCTTCTGAATCGAAAACCGTACATGATCCGCTCCTTTGTAGAAAGGGCCTCCCGGGAAACGCCCCAGGAGGCCACGAGGGGAAACGACGCGACAACCCGGACCGATTACGAGAACACCACTGTTCCAAACACCGGGACCGAGGGAATGTACAGCGCTGGAATAAAGTTGTCCACGGCCAGCAACTCGAATCCGGCAGGCTGAGTGATTTGCTCGGTCCAGGCCCCCATCCCGAAAACCTCCCGGGGTTCCGCCATCACGTTTTCCACTACAACCTCGCTGCCCTCGTGCATTTCCAGCCAGTCCGGGCTGGGATCGGGCAGGAACAACACGGTGGTTCCGTCGAAGAACTTGACGAAGGATTCAGAGCCCTCAACACCAATTTCCAGCCCGGCATCGTACACGTGCCAGACCAGCCAGGGCAGGGCACGGAATACCACGATGTGGCCAGTGTCGGGGATACCTTCCTCGGAAACCTCCGGCGATTCCCGCCAGTCAGCAAACACCACGTTGGCCGTACCGGCAGCCTCTTTCAGCCCGGTGTTGTTCATCAGGTACTTGATGATGGTGCTGTCAGTGAAGGCGTGGCGATACGGGAAGCCATGCAGTTGTTCGCCAGCACTGCGGATTTTCAGGCAGTGGCCGATCACGTCTGCATTGGCATTGTCCCAGGAAGTGTCAATGATGTCCCCGTCACCCAGCATGTCCAGTTGGTCACGGTTACCGGCAGGAATCTGGAAGTCGATCTCGTAGGTCCCGTTGCCTGCCTTGACCGGGATCAGGTCGTCACCGTTGACCAGCAGATCAAACTTGCCCCCGCAAAGACACTGGGACAGGACAAACTCCCGGGCATTGGCAAACCGCCGTCCCAGGTGGGCTGCCTGTTGGGCTACGTACCGCTGGCCCATGGGGTCAACCGTACCGAACGGCTCACCCAGGGGTCGGCGGCGAAAGATGCGGGAATAGTGCAGGTGAATCTTTTCGTGCAGGCGGACCATCTGGGCAGTGACATGCCCGACCTTCTGCGGCATGGAAGTGGCCGGTCCACTTTCAATCGCCCGTCCCTTGGCTACCTTGCGGGTACGGTCGAAGATGTCCCAGCCGTCAACGTGTCCGCCTACGGCAGTGGTATTCGGCCCTCCGGGCAGAACACCCAGGAACCGCTGGAACATGCTGATCGGCGAGCGAACCCGGCTCACCAGGCGGGAAACTACCGAGTAGCTTAGCAACTGGTCAATGGAAATGTTGGGCATCGTTCAATCTCCACGAGGGGGAGTTCCAGGTTTCATCACGATCCGTAAGACCACGAACCGGCGATCTCTTCTGCATACCAGGCCAGTTCAGAACCGATCTGGTCTGCCACCAGGTCCACGCCCCCACCACCCTGGGCAGCGCTCAGGGTCATGGAGGTATCATCGGTCCAGGTACCGATACCGTAGATTTTCTGGCTGCTGACGGTCTGGATTGTCAGGGCGTTCCCGGCAACTTCGATGATCCGGTAGTTCAGGCCCGGCTTGGCAGAGGGGAGGGTCAGGGTAATGGCCCCGGTGCCCTCGACGTAAATGGTTCGGCCACTGTGGGACTCGTCTAGGGAAGCGTTCTGGGTAATCTTCAAACCTGCCTGTCGAACCCCACTGGCTACACCACCCGGCAGGTAATCCGGGAAGTTGTCCAGAAGGAAACGGGTAGCCATCTGGTTGCGGACCAGGTACTCGTAGTCGTTCCCGGCAATGCCCCGAGAGCTTTCGCCAGGGATAATCAACATGTCGCTTTTGACTGGCCCGCCAATGATGATGTCTCCGTGAATGCGGCTCTTGGCAGTGCCGGAGGCATCCAGCATGTTCTGGGAGTGACCCAGCACCCCGAAGATTTGGCCCTGTCGGCCAGTGGAATCGGGGTCCCAGGGCATCAGGTAGTCCTCGGTATTGTGCAGGGCCATCAGCAGGCCAGCCCGCAGCAAAGTGTTGGGGCTGTTCCCAGCATCAGTGGCCGAGGAGTGAATACCGAAACCTCGCAGGACTTCCAGGTGGCGGCGACCCCAACCCAGCACCGCTTCCTGGGTCTCATAGACAGAGTGAATACCCGGCATACGGCCGTATTCCTGGGATACCAGCATGGTGGTCTCCTTTCATGGTCCTAGTCAGCACTTGAGTCCGGCGACTTGAAACACGGAGTCTGCAATCTTCTCTGCTTCTTCGTCCGTCAACTCGCCAGTGGGCTTGTAGGGGAAGGGTTCCTCGGTTCGGGTGATGGGATTGGCAGGCTGGGCTTCCAGGGCCTCCAGGATGGGGTCCAAGGGATTGGACATGGGAACGCCCTTCTCGTCCAGCGAAAATTGGAGGTTTTCAGCCATCGGCACCAGCTTCTTGTTGGCATAGTCCGGGGAGCAGCGGCCGGTGGCGACTAGCTGCCGGATGCGGGACAGGTAACGCTCGCCCAGCAACTTGGAAGCGGTGGCTTCCAGAACCTTGATCTTCTGGCCTGCCGCTTCAAGCTCGGCAGCCATGGCCACGGGAGCAGGCTCTTGCTGGGGCTTCTCGGGGGATTTCTGTTCCCCGGTTTTCTTTTCGGGCTCGCCCTCTTCGTCTTGCTTCTTCTTCAACAACGCCTCACCGGCGATGAGGATTCGTTCCAGCAAGTTTTCCTCGGTGGTATCATCGGGCAAGGGCAAGCCCAGTCCCCGCAGGATGGCCAGCGCCCGTTCCAGTTCAGTTCCTTCGTCAGCAAAAAGATAACCGCTCATTTGCAGCGACATGGCAGACTCCTCGGCCTTCTGAAAGTTTTCCTGCCCGGCAACTACCGGATGAGCTACCAGGCCAATGTGCAAAATGGCGTCCTTCCAGACGTTTCCCTGCCCATCTCTCCACTCCGGGGCCAGGAACGGGGAAACCTCTTGTACGGTGGTTCCTACCCTGGAAGCGTCCTCTTCCCGGGGCACCTCTAGTTCCCCGTACAGCCAGCCGGTCTTCTGGTCCAGCCAAAGCTTCTTCCAGAACCCCACGTTGTTTTTCACCACGTCCGCGCTGCGAACAGGGATGGAGCCATCATGGCCCCAGGGGGCCGGGATGTTCAACCCGGCCTTGAGCATGTTCTGGAAGGTCTCGCAGATGCGCTTCAGCCGGTCCAGGGTCAAGCGCACCCGCCGCTTGCGACCAGAGGGAGTGCTGGCCAGATAGACCCCGGGTTTGAGGATTTGCTTGACGAAACGCATGGTTTATCACCTCTGCCGTGTATTATACTCGGGGGGAGGGAAACGGTGCAAGGCGAAGATTCCCATTCTCATCCCCCCGAAAGGAGGAAGGCCATGGCCCTGTTAGATGACCTGTTCGGTACCCATCTCTCCCGGTTGTACGATCTCTATGATGCCGTGAACGTCTTTGGCCAGAACAGCTACGAGGTGTTGATGACCGGGCTGCTGGATGACCTGTCTGGCAAGCAGTGGTATGAGTCCCTGGAGAACATGATGGGCACGGTCACGGGTGTTCAGGACGTAATCACGTCGCAGGCGGAAACCCTGGTCGGGCTGGTAGATGTACTGTTGACGGACCCGGAAAAGGTGATTGCCCCGTTGAAATCGGAAGGGTATCGGCTGGCGGACCAGGCCGGGGCAGAGGACGTGGTACGTGTGCTGTACGGCAAGATGCTGGACGACAACCATCGGTTGAAGCGTACTACCCTGACTATCTCCGATGTGACCCGGCAGGCTCCAGCCGATGCCGGGGAGTTGCTGGTGGATCGCCCCCGGGATGGCAGCGCTGGGGGTTCGCTGTTGAGCGGGTATGATGCTCCGGGTTATGGCTGGCCCCAGGTGACGGACTATGCCTATGACTACGAGAACGAGTTGTGGCCCGGGGAAGGGGCAGGGTATGAGGGGACAGCTTGTGAGATGACTGCCTCCGGCGAGGTGGCAGTGGAGTGCATTCGAGATAGCGGGATGGACGGTACCGGAGTGGGCAGTGAAGAGTTTGCCGTGCAGGGAAGTAACGGCAGCCAGCGAGGATTGACACCGGGCGGGTCATTGCTGATGAACGGGGGTTTCGATTCCTGGGAGAGCAACACGCCGGACGGGTGGCTCATTGCCAGCGGCAGCGCAGGAACCCATGTCTTCGAGGAAACAAGCGGGTACGACGGCAGTTGCTTGAAGATGGTGGAAGCGGACGGGACCACCATTTCCCTGGAGCAGACGGTAACGCTGGATGCCCTGCGGCGATACTTGCTGGCTTTCAGGGTGAAGGCCGAGGCAGGGGTGACGGGCAGTCTTACCGTCCAGGTGACTGGAACGGGATGGACACCCAGCACCAGTAGCAAGCGGTACGAACGGGTATTGATCCCGCAGGCAGAGTTGGCCGGGCTGGCAGACTGGACGCTTTACCACTGCTGGTTGACCGCTCCCCGTGACGTACCCCCGGATGCAAAGGTCCAAGTAAGCCTGGAACCGGGTGGTTCACCGGCAGGTGCAGCGGTCTGGGTGGACAACCTGGTGCTGAACCCGGCCTTCTGGTACGAAGGGCTGGCAATGGGGCTGGTTGCGGGCAGGGAAAGGTTTCACCGGGGGGATCGCTTCCACTTCACCGTGACTACTGGCGAGACGGGCAAGTTGCAGGAGTTGATGGTGCTGTCCCGGAAGATGCAACTCCCCAGCAGTAACGTGCCCACGATCCCTGATCCCAGCTAGGGGGTCGCTTTGCCCAGTCCAGGTGCCGGTAGCTCTTGCGCCACCCCTCGCGGGTCTTTCGCTTGCGGAAGCGTTTCTTGCGGGGCATCGTTTCAGGAATACTGCATCCCGATTTCGCGGAGTATCCGGCGATACCCCTTGGGTCCTACCTGCCTCCGGCGGCGGCGGTGCATTCGGGCCAGTCGCCTGCGATTGCGGTGTCGCTGGCGGGCAGCGTACAGGCCCATGCCCAGTTCGGAGGTCCGCCGGGAAACGGAAGCAGTGGCCACACGCAGGGGGCCACGGCGAGGGCGTCTTTTGGGACGAGGTGAAATGTTCATCGTTCCGTCAGGGTAGGTAGTAAGTGGAATAGGGGTCTAGTGATCTGCGATGCCTGCGTTTCAGTTGCTGTCCCAGTTTCTTCAGTTTGCGACGGTATCGAGCACGTCCCAGTTTTTTCCGCTGCTGGCGGTGCAGGGTAGCCAGACGTTTGCGGCCACGTTCCAGGTCCTCAAAGTCCAACCTTCGCCTTCGCGACTGGCTCTGTTCGTGCTGGAGACGGGCTGCATACAGCCCCTTCATCATCTGGCGGGTAGCTTTTCGCATAACTGATTTCCTCCAGTTACCTTCCCTTACCCAGTATAACCCAAGGCAGGAGCAGATTTCCAGTCAATCAAGCTCCTAAGCGAAGATTGCAACCCAATCAAGCTCTTAAGCGGAGATTGCAACTCAATCCCCGGCCAGGAACCACCGCTCCTCGCGGTTCACCTGGGGGCGCGGGCAACGGGGAGGGACGGAGTAAAGGGAACCGGATGGTCCCCAGGGACGGCTGAAAAACAGTTCAGGGCTTTCGTCGGTGTAGTAGTCAGAGGGGGGACGGCCGGATTGGAGTTGCAGTTGTCGCAGGCGGCGGAGCAGAACGGCGTTCTTCTCCCTGGTAGAAAGACCGCTATCGTCCGATAGAGGGTCCTTGCAGGACATGGCTAGAACCTCCCCATGCGAATCACACCACTGCCCGGCAAGTCGCGTGGCAGGTCACTGCGGCGCCGGACAACAGTAGTCGTAGAACCTGCCCAGCGGGTTACCTCACGGCCCGCGTAGGCGGAAGCGTCTATCTGATCGGCAGCCTGGGCCGGATCACCTACCCAGGTGTAAAGCTCGTTCTCATAGGCCGGAAGCCAGGGCGCATCCTGGAGGAAGTAAACCTTGCCCTGTTCCATCCGGTTGATGAAGTCCGTGGCCCGTACCAGCTTGTCTCCGGTGTAGGGAGAAAGGGGACGGATGGGCAAGCCCTCGCGGCGGAGGGTTTGAATGATGCCCAGGGAAACGGCGGCTGCTTCGATACCGATAAACTCCGGTTGCAGTCCCTTCTGGCAAAGCTCCTGGAAGCGTTGCTTGAACAGGCGGATGATGTCGGGGATTTCCTTCTGGAAACGGAGGATGTCGTAAAGCAACAGGTCATGGTCGGGGGTGACCAGCCAGGTAGCTAGTACCGTCCAGGATGGTTCCCGGCGCCAGAGCAGCTTGTCTGCCGGACCTTCGCGGACGGAGGCAGCAGTGTCAGCAGTGCAGAATACCCGGCAACGGGCCAGGGGCCAGGTACGGAGAACGATGTTTCGCTGGTTGTCCTTGAGATAGACGGTCTTGTTGTCGATGGTGTAGTAGCGAGCCCAGGAGGGCTTGATGCGGCCCTCGTGAGTGATGGACCAGTCGCCAGAAAGGTACTGCTCCCGGGTCACCGGGTCCAGGTTGTGGAGTGAGAGAATGTAGGACTGCTGGTCGATGTAGGGATTGTCCTGGATATAGGCCGGAATGTAGGGACGGTCGGCATAAGAGCCCAGCCAACGGGTTTGTCCTGTACGGGGATCGGTCACCTGCCGGATACCGAACCTCTCCTTGACCCAGCGATGGCCGATACCTCCGGGGTTGGTGGCACTGCGTACACGCAAGGGGACACGGGCCAGGGCAGCACACTCGGCACAGGTGGGACAGCGGGGATGGGGCTCGTCAGCATGGTCTGGACAACGGGGACGGCGACAGCGGGAGAAGAGGAACAGGTAGTCCCACTCGTAGTGCTGGGTCAACTCGTCAATGGCAATGTATTGAAACTCGGCGGATTGGTAGCGGTACACGTCAAGGGCACTTTGCAAGTAGCCGAATTGCAACGTGGCTGGCCTGCCCCCGGTAGGAAAGTCCCAGCGGTGAAGCTGGGGTCGCCAAACGGCTGGGGTGCCGTCCAGCCAGTCATGGCTGCGGTCGATCAAGGCTCCGGGCTGGCTGAGGTCGGTAAAGGTTTTGCGAAGGATGAGGGCAGAGTAGCCAGGGACGTTGACGTATTGCAGGGCTCCCATCAGCAGAGCATCCGATTTCCCTCCACCTGCCGCTCCACCGTAAAGGGCCTCGCGGTGGGTAAGGCAAAGGAAGGCCAGTTGGCGGGGAGTGGGCTTGTGAGGGATGTAGGGAGTCCAGGCAGGCAACAGCTTGCGTTGCAGGTCGGGCTTGTCTTTCAGGGCGCTGGCCAGGCGGTCTTTCCAGCCAGTCGAGTTCTCAAACGAAGACTGCAACCCAACCGAGTTCTCAAACGAAGACTGTGACTTCATCAGCCATTCTCCGCTTTGCCATCACCGAGGACCAGTTTCAGGGCAGGGGCGGTACGGGGCTGGCCACCCTCCTTTTCTGGGGAGAATTGTACCTGTTCCTGTTGGACGGCAATGCCTAGCTCGGCTAGCACGCCGTATGCCTGGGCCAGGTCCGTGGGTTGGGCGGGGCAGGGGGTAGTTTCCAGGAACCCTTCCAGGCGAACCTCTTGCGGGGCAGGAGTCCAATCGTCTCGGGCTGGACCATGGGTAAGCCAAAACTTGGGGTCGGTTTTGAATACCTTCACCTCGGCTACCACCTGGGCCATGGCCCGGGCCTCCATCACGTCCCTGTAGAACCTCCGGTATTCCGGCCCCCTGTTCTTTTCACCCCATCTCAGCCAGCGGTAGAAGGTGTATTCGGAAATGCCGATGGTCCTGGAGGCTGCATGGGCACTGGCTCCTGCCCGGATAAATCTAAGAAACCTGTCGTAAAGCTCTTCGTTGGCCAGCAGGTTGACCAACCGGCGGCTGGCGTAGCGTTTTGTTTTGTGGGTGGCCATGGTTGTCACTTGTTGCTTTGCAGGTATTCGTTCCCTTTGTCAATCCTATTGTAGTGTGGCAGGGGCGCAAAAAGAAGGCCCGGGCAACTGGTAACAGGCCCGGGCCTGTGATAGAGAACGGCCTTCCACCCTGCCTATTCGTCCAGGCGTACCAGGTCCAGTCTCCAGCCCCGCGTGTCGGGGGCCAGGGTACAGTGAAACTCCCTGCACGTCCGGGGTCGGTGGTCGTAAATGGTGCAGAGCAGGGTTTCCCTGTCCAGCAACATGCAGTACCCGTCCGATCCCCGGCGCAACTCCCAGCAACGGCTTTCCGGGTTCCAGACCCGGTAGCGGGGGTCGATCTGTTGGGCTTCATCGTCCGTCAATTCCAGGCCACTCAGGGCACAGCAAGCAGCCCGGCACTGGCGGATGACCTTTCGGCAATCCTCCGTCTCGAAGCGGACAAACGGGCCGTCCGGTCCGGGAGCGAAGGTTACCAGGTCTTTTCAATGACGCCCAGCAGCAGCCTTCCGGCGCCCGCCACGTCTGCCTCGTCTGGGAGCCTTCTTGGCCTTCTTAGCTTTCTTCTTCTTCTTGGCCATGATTCACCTCCACGGCTTCGCGGAATCTGTAAAGCCCGTCGCGGGGATCGTTCGCCAGGCGGAGACGGAAGAGTTGAAGCTCCTTTTCCGTTTCCGGCAGCTTTTCAATCCCCCGCAGAAACTCACAATGCAATCGCTTGACCTTACCCGTTCCACACAGGTAACAAAACTGGTTCTGGATTCCTCGTGGCGGGTCCTCGGACACGATACCCAGGCTTTCCATCCGGCTGGTACAACAACCGTAAGGGTATTCTACCATATCCCAGGTATGCCGTGTCAACAGGATTCCACAAGGACTGGCCTTTTTGTTGAAGTCAGCCGCGATGGTTTTCAACTCTTTCATCTGTTCCCGGACAATTTCCGGGTCGAAGTCGTAGAACATGCCCCACAGTGACGGGTTGCGCCTGCCAAACTTGGCCAAGTAACGGTCGATGGACCAGTCCGGGCTGATCTTGCCGTCCATCCGGGGAGCGTAGTAATTGTCCTTGCCGATGGTGGAAACGGAGAACAGGTGACAGGTGATCCGTTCACCGTCAAACTTCTTGAGGGATTCGGCGAATCCCACTCGCCAGTGATCCAGGATCATGGGGGAGACGTGAATGCAACCCTCAATGCCGTGCTTCTTCCAGGCTTCCCGCAGGCACTTCAACCGGGCCGAAGGAGGTGGGGCTCCGGGTTCCAGCCGCTTGGCAACATCGTCGTCGAAGGTGCCGAAGCTGACCTTTACCAGGCATTGCTCCACGGGAAACTTGGTGTCCAGAACGGCCTGAACAATGGGCTCCGGGTTCTTGGTGAGGAAAAGGATGAACAACCCGGCACCATGGGCCAGGCGAAGGGTTTCCCGCAGGGCTACCCCGTACTCCCGCATGGCCGGGTCCTGGGCGGCTCCCAGTTCCAGCGGGGCCTTGAGCAGCTTGGCTTTGTCCACCAGCTTTTTGAGGGAGGTGGAAGTGGCCGGACGGAAACGATTGCCCAGGCTGGTGCTGCCCCGTTGACCCAGGGTAGCACAGTAGGCACAGTTATGCCGACAGGGACCAACCCCCACGTCCAGAGCGTAGAACGGGCAGCAAACATTGGGGGCACGTTCCACTGGCTGGGAAACCGGGCTGCAAACCTCCCGGCGGTGGAAAGCCAGACCCTCGTCCTTTTCGGCCACGTCGGCCTCCAGCGAAATGCCACTGTCACCGGCAATGGTTTCCAGCAGGTCCAGGCCATCCTCTTCCAGTTCTTCCATCCCGGCCACGGCTGCCCGGGTAAGGTTTTCGAGAGCGTCGGTATCGGTCTCGGTGTACTCGGCGATGGGGTCAAAGGTGGCCAGGACCAGGCGTTCCTCTTCGGGGGTGAGCTTGACGTAAAGCACGGGAACGGTTTCCTCCCCTCGCTTCAACGCCTCTTCCACCCGCATGTGACCGTCCAACAGGTGGCCGGTAGTCACATTGACCACCACATCCTGGACCCAACCCACCTTGGAAAGCAGCCAGCCGATACTTCGCCGTTGCCAAACCGGGTGCTTTCGCCAGTTCTCCGGGTTGGGAACCAGTTTTTCAGGCGAGACTAGCTCGCGTCCTACGATGCGATTCTTCCACTTGCTCATACCGGGTTCCTCCACAATTCCTGGAAGAGATTATACAGCTTCACGGTGCGCCGTACAATTCTGGTTGGCGGGCAGACCAGGCGCATTACCCGGGTGAATCCCTGGTAAACATTCCAGGCACTTATGAAGTAGCGCTCGTTCCGAGCGGGTAGCAACCCCATTTCCTCTAGCTGCTTCATTGGCAGGTAGGCGTGCTGCTTGGGAATGATTCCCCGCATGATGGACTGGTGGACCAGCCAGTACGTATCGGCCACCGTCAGGTGACTGGTATGCAACTGGTGGAAGAAGTCGCATTGCCGGGTGTGGAAGTCGGGCAGGGCCTCCGTGACTACTTGGCGCACGCGACTGGGCAGATCGGCCACGATGCCGGTGGTGTGCTTGCGGGTAAGCACCCGCTCACCGATGAAGGCCAGGTTTTCGCAAACGAGAACCTTGTGGCCGAAGGCCAGGCCAGCGGCAAACTGCTTGCGGTGATTGTTCCGCAGGCCAATGGTGAAATAGTAGTCCGCCAGGGATTCCTGTCGCAGGTGAAGCAGGCCGAAGTAGGAATGGCCGTCCTTGCCTACGACGGTATGTTCCTGGGAAACGATTTCCCAGGGTAGAGGGATGGACCGGCGCACCAGGTGCAGTAACCAGGTGTGTGGTATGGGCATCCAGGTACGGGTGCCCTGCGGGCAGGGCAATTCAGCCAGTTCGTCCTCGCTAACCGAGCGTGCGTTGCGGGTCATTAACATGGCGTCCTCCTTTCAATCGAGTTTTTGAACGAAGATTGCAACTCAATCGAGTTCTTGAACGAAGATTGCAACTCAATCAGGTTCTTGAACCCTGATAGATACCAGGCTCAGAACATGGGAAAGGGAATCCAGAAACTTGCCCAGGAAAGGGTTTTCTTCGGTCATGTTACTGGGCATCTTTTTCCAGGCCCGCCGGTAGAAGTTCAATTGCTCCACCACCGGGTCAATGTCCTTGGAAGGGGAACCCTGGATCAGCAGACCACCCTCCAGCTTGATGATGGTTATCACATCATGGGACCTCAAGGCCCGGGCCAACACGTCGCTCAAGTTCTCCATCAGATCATCCTTTCTCCAACTTGGCCCTTTCCCAGAGCTTGTAAAGTTCAGGGACAAGGGCGTACCCGTAGGAAGGTTTACCCCGGCGGCCCCCGTTGGACTCAGACCTCCGGGTAACGATACGCAATTCCCGCATGTCCTCCAACCTGCGGCGAACCGATGAATCGGAAGCACTCACGCGCTGGGATATTTCCTGGACAGTGAGACGGTCCGGGTAAACCGCGGCCAATGCCCGGATAATTTCCTGGTTCCAGCCCGCTACCGTGTCCAGGCCCACCTTGGTGACCAGGCGGCAGACTTCCTTGGTAATCCGGCCCCGGGTTTCCAGGATAACGGTTAGCAACTGGGACAGCTTGACTAGTTGCTTGGCCAGCCGGGTGCCGATTTCCGGGCGGGGGCGGCTGATTAGTTCACCACCCCGGCGAATGACTCCGGCTCGCAGGTAGGCTACCACCTGGCTCAAGGCGATGATGCGATCCTCCCACCAGCCGGGAATCTTGGGTACACGGGACAGATCGCGGTCCAGGAAGTCAGCGGTTATCTGCCGCAAGCGGTCCTCCCAGTCGGCCTGCGACTGAATAGTACGCATGGCGGCCCGGATGTGTTTCTCACTGGCGTGCTCGGGACCGATGAACGCGCATTTCAGGAATCGTTCACCCAACGTGGCTCGCTCATCCCCGTAAATTACGTCGGTCACCCCGGCCACAATACCGAAATGGCAGGTGTACTGCCGGGGTCCCAGGTGGCCGAATACCTTGTCAATCCGGCCGTCGTAAGCGTCGCGTAACAGGCCGTAGATTTCCTCCTGTTCGCCCACGGGCATGGACTTGATGGCCGTGTAATCCTTGATGACCAGCACTTTATCATCGGCCAGCAGCTTGATGAGGCTGGGGTCGGAACCGTCAGGGGTACGCCACCCGGAGATCAAGCTGTGGGGTGTAAGAGTGCTTTCAAAGTGACAGTAGGGGACAGCTTCCAGGCAGCGAAGGACCACCGTTTTTCCGGCTCCCGGCGGGCCTACCAGGAACAGCCACAGCGGGTCACCTGGAACCTTGATGGATAACACGCAGGCAAACATCACCTTGATGGCATCCTCCATTACCGGGTCCAGGTGGAGGTACTTGCGATAGGTATTCAATACCTTTTTCAGGGAAGGGGGCTTGGACGGGCGGGTGTGTACCGCCTTCTTTCCTTCCTGGGAAGTGAAGGGGACCAGCATCCGTTCCAGTTCCTTGAGCAGCTTGACCGGGGCACGGCGGCGGGACTTGACATAATCGCTGATGTCGTAACCCTCGGATAACCCGGCGGGCCAGCGAATGACCCACAACCGGGAGTGTGTCAGTTTCAGGCACATGCTGCTCATGCCCCGGGCACCTGCCGGGTCGTTGTCGTAAAGCAGCTTCACATCCCGCCGGGCCAGCCACTCGGACCACTCGGGTTTGAACACCTGGGCGCCGGGTACTCCCAGCACCAGGGCGGGTTGGGAACCGCGACGTACTGCCCAGGAAAGGGCGTAGGTGTCCCAGAACCCCTCGCAGATATAGACCGGCGAATCGGGCATGGAGGAGGGGATGTTCTGCTCGCCAATCAAGTGCAGCTTGCAACCCGGGGTGGAAAGAATGGGGCTGCCGGACTGCTCGCGCAGGTGGAGATTGACCAGCCTGCCGTCCAGGTTGTGAACGGGGAACAGCCAGCGGCCCTGCGGGTCACGGGCCAACTGCCAGTGGGCGAAGGCTTCAACCGGGATACTGCGTTCCTCGGAGAGTTCCTTGTAGGCCGTTTCCGGGGTTTCGGCCAGGCAAAACTCATACCACTGGCGAAGGAAACTGTAAATGTTGCCCTTCCTGCCACATCGCTTGCAATCCCATTTCCCGTTGGCGGGATTGACGTAAAAGTGGCGGGGCTTTCCACAAAACGGACAATCACCCTGGGCTTGCTCCTCTGTTACCCGCCGGATTTGCAGTCCGTGGAACAACAGGGGGCGAAGCTTGGGTGGCATCTCATTGGTGTTTGCCATTCCTTGCATTCTTCCATCCCTTCAAAGGCTTGGGGTCCGACCAGCAAACCGGAATCAAAGACAAGTCCACGGGGGTTTCTATCCCGTAACGGTGACCAGGCCGTTGCATGGCTTCGCCTACCTGGAAGGCCACGTCTTTCTGGTCACGAAAACACTCAATCACCAGCTCGTCGTGAATGGTCATTATCAACCGGGGCAAGCCCTTGCGGGTGTCATACCCGGATAGTGCCTGGTCCACTTCCAGCATGGCCTCCTTGAGCAGGTCACCGGCCGATCCCTGGACGGCATAATTGGCCGCCACGTAAAGCCGGTCCTGGGGTACGTAAAGGCGATAACCGCTGATGGTGGTTATGTATCCCCGGGTGCGGGCTTGTTCAATGCAGTTCTGCATGAAACGGTGGACTCCGGGATAGGCCCGGTGGAACCGCTCCACCATGTCCGGTACCCCGGTCAGGCGGGCCAGGGTTTTCGGCCCCCCACCATAAACGATGGCGTAGTTGGCCGTCTTGGCTTGCTGGCGATCAATGCCGCACAGGTCGGCGGTTTCCTGGTGAATGTCCCGGCCCTCGGCAAAGGCTCGGCAGAGGTTCCAGTCCCGTGACAGGTGGGCCAGGATGCGGAGTTCCAACTGATCGTAGTCGGCACTGATTAACAGGCAGTTACGGCGGGGACCGAACACCCTTCGCAGGGGAATCTCCGACTGCTTGCTGATGTTCTGTTCGTTGGGATCGGAGGAAGAGAAACGGGTGGTGCGGGTTCCCACCTGGTTGAGCGATGGGTGCAGCCGCAGGCTGCGATCTTCATCGTGGTGAATGGCCAGTTCCTGATAGCTAACCAGGTATTGGTAAGCCTTCATGGCCTTGCGATAGGCAATCAATGCCTTCAAGAATCGCTCCGCCCGGCTGCCCGGTTCCACCATTTTCAGCAGTTCCCGGAGGGTTTCGTAGTCCGTACTGCCCTCGCCAGTAGCCGTATGCCGGATAACGGGCAGGTTTAGTTCCTGGTAAAGGACATGGGCTACCTGGCGGGAAGAGTTGAGATTCAACCCCAGGTGGCAGGTACTACGGCAAGCTTGTTGTTCCAGGACTGCCTGGTTGTAATAGCGGTCGATTTCCCGGTTGAGGACAACGGGCCGCAGGGGAATCCCGGCCTCTTCCATCCGATAGACCAGGGGAAGCAACCGGCGCTCCCGCTGGTACTGCTCTTCCAGGCCCTCGGCTTCGATTACCTGCCGGTAGAGTTTCCAGAGCAGCAGGGTACGCCGGGTGTCGTTCAGGCAATATTCCACCACCAACTTGGCGTCCGGCCCGTCCATCAGCAGCCAGTAGTCGCCCTCCACGTTTTCGTGGAGCATGTAGGTGGAAGGTGCCCGTCGGCGGGCGGAACGGACAGCCTCTTTCAGGCTTTCCAGGTCACGGGTGGGAAAGTGCAGGTACTTGTCCGCCAGTTCCTTCAACCCGTGAGGTTCCGCGGAATTGCAGACGTGGCTCATCAGTAGCGTATCGTCTATGCGGTCCCAGTACGGGGTAAGGTCCACTCCGATGTTGAACAGGGCACGCACGTCAAACTTGGCATTGTGGAATACCCAGCGATCATGCTTGAGGAATGTTTCCAGCATTTTGCGGGCAGTGGTACGGGATACCTTCACTTCCCGGGTGCAGGGGTCCACGGGAAAGTGCCAGTAAACGCTTCTTCCCCGCTCGTCGGTAGCCGCCACCAGAAACGGCTGGCACCCGTGCTGAACACGAACGCCGGTAGTTTCTGTGTCGATTGCCAGCATGGCAGGTCCTCCCTGTTAGTGTTCGGTGAAAGCCCCTCCCGGCCATCCGTGGCCGGGAGAGGCAGCGATACTACTCCATGTCCTCTTCCCGCAACGGGGTGCCGTTCTCGTCGGTCGGGTAGAGGACGCGGACGTTTTGGCGCTCGCCCCGCCAGCGGATGCCGATAACGCAGAAGGGGCAATCCTTGTTGAGCCGTTCCACGATCTCCGCAATGCCCTCGGGAGTGGTAGGGTCGAAGTCGCGGGAATCGTACCCCAATGCGTAGAGGGTCTTGGCCAGGCGGTCCAGGTTGCCCAGGTAGTACTCGCTTTCGGGGGACAGCCAGAACGTCAGCCGGGGGCGCAGGCCCTCAATCGAATGCTCCACGTCCGGGTGATCCTGGGTGATAACAAAGGTAAACTCCAGGATGGGGTTTTCCCCAGCCACCCGGGCCTGTACCTGGTCCACCACGGCGTAGTAGTCGCCGTCGGGAATGTCCGGTGGAGCAAAGCTGGATTGGGCCTGCCGCTCGGCAAACTCCTCCCACACCGAGCGGTCCACCCCCTGGTACATTTCCGCGAACCTGGGGTCCACGGTGGAAGAAGCGCCTTCCCTGGTCTGGGAAGAAGCTTTCTTCCGGGAAGCGGCCTTCTTGCGTGCAGCCTTCTTCTTGCGAGCCATAACGATACCTCCCATCAACTAGCGTTTGTGGGACTGTTTGGCCTCCTCCTGGACGGCCATATACTCCGAAACAGTCCACACCAGGTCACGACTAATCTTGTTGTTCCAGGCTTGTTGCAACCGCTTGTAGGCTTCAGCGGCGCTTTCCCCGGCCAGGAACATGGCAATGGGTTCACCGTCGGGAGTGCGAAAGTGATCGTCCAGGTTGCAAGCGGTCCAGACAAACTCGCCTCCCCGTACCACAATCACCCGGTCCTGCCCGTAAAAGCCATAGTACAGGCAAATGTCACAGATGGCCTTGATGATGTTGTCCCAGCAGGAGGGTTGCAAGGTAGGGATGTACTGCTGGTATTGTTCGCCCAGCGGTGGGTTCACGTCACGCAGGCGGGCATGAGAGATGAAAATGGGTTTGATACGATGGGCCAGCAAACGGGTAAACTGGTAATCAAACTCCCGCTTGATCTTGTCCCAGGTAGCCCCGTAGTCATTGATGAAACCCGGATGGCAACGGGCACCACAGATGCTGGCGATGCAAGCATCCCAGGCCCGGTCCACCGTGTCAATCACGGGGGTGATCTGGCCGGGTTTCTTCTCCTTGGTAATCAAGGTGATGTAGGCTTTCTGCCGTTCCCAATTCAAGGGAGGCTCATCCTTGGCAGGAACCTGCATCACGGGCAGGTTGGTACGAAACGGCTCCCACTGGAACAGGAGAGCGTTGGGGAATTGACCTGCCAGGGAGGACTTGCCCACGCCCTTGGCCCCGAACAGGAAGATGCTGTAGTCTTGCAGGTTGTCGCTGGGCTGGTTGGGCTTGGTGGGCAGGCTCACCTGCAAGTTGGCAGCCGGGGATTTCTTGCCGGGCGTGCTAGCTGCCGTTTTTCGCACGCTGGCACCTCTGAGTTTGCGTACCATGACCTTCTCCTTTCTGGGGTCTGTGCAGGCATTGTTCCAGTAATGCCTGCCAGTAGCGTTTGTCCGCACCCATAACTGCATGGGCAGGAATTACGTCCGTCCTGAACAGGCGGCGGCGGACAAACAGGGCGATATGGGTGGGGTGGGGGTCCGATTCCCAGCGCCCCACGGTTACCGACCTGTAAGCGAAACCCAGTCGTAGCAGCAACCGGGCACGCTTGTCAAAGCGCCGCAACAACCCGTAGTAGTAGGGGTTCATGGTTGGTCCTTCACTCTTCGAGTTCGGGAAAGGGAGTGCGGCGGACGGTTAAACCGTAAGCACTTCCCCGGGTGATGTAGTCAAACAACATGCACTTGCCCCCGTAACTGCTCACCAGGGCATCAGGGTTCATGTAATGCAGCGGGGACTGGAACGGGTCGGTCAAGTTTTCCACTGATTTCCACCAAAGGACAAAGTGTGTGAGGATGGGTTGCAGGATGCGGCGCTTCCACATCTTCAACTCATCTTTGCGGTAACGGTGCCGCCACTGCATGAAATACCAGGCCGGGCGGGAAGTAATATCCTGGGTTAATCGTCGGCAATAGTCGCCCAGGGATTCGTCCTTGCGCTGGATAAGCTGGGGAATCCGTATCACGTTGTACTGGAAACCGGAGATTTGCCGGTGCTCGGCCAGGGCGTACATGTTGGACTGGAAGTCAAAGGGCAGGGCATCCCGAAGCAGGTCCTCCTGGATACGGCCCTTGGTCTTGGTTTCCAGGATGTAAAGGGAACCGCTGCGGAGCTTGAATATCCCGTCGATCCGTCCCCGCAAGCGGACAGACTGGCCCAGGGAAGTTTCTACGTGGCTGTCAAAGACCTCTTCCGCGGTCACAAACTCCATCTTGTTCAACTGGCTGCGCCAGAAATTGCGGTACTGCTCGTACACCACCAGGGCGGTTTCTACTACCCAGTTGAGTTTCTGTTCCTCTTGCAGGGAAATGCCTCCCTGTTTGGCTTCCCGGTAGTATTGGTGGGCCACGTCTTCGGGCAGTTCATCATGGCACTCCAACAGCCTGTGGAACAGAGTGCCAAACTCAATGGAGGTGGACGTAAACTTAGGGCTTAGGCCCCGAACATACGTCAGCCAAAACTGATGGGGGCATCGCAACCACAAGCGGAGGGCGGACTGGGTAAGACCGTCCTCCAGGGTCCAAAGTTTCTTACTCATCGGATTTCCTCCCAGGCGGTACGAATCCGGTGTACCGCCTCGTTAAACAAGCCAAACTGGTACCCGGTGTCCTGCCGGAGAATATGGGCAGGGTGAACGATGGCACACTGGTTGTAAACCCCAGCCTCTCTGAGGGCCGGTGGAGCATGTTCACGGGCAATGCGTCCCACCAGCACTACCAGGGCGGGCTTGAGTGCCCGCAGGTGTGCTACCAGGTTGGGGCGACAGGTTTCAATCTCTTCCAGTGTTGGGGGGCGAGTGTGCCCCCTCTCGTCTAGCGGCATACAGCCCACCACGTTGCAAAACCCGCAAGTGAAGGGCTTGCGGTGGTCTTGGGCTGTGACGATGATCTTGTCCAGCAGTTTCCCTGCCGGGCCGATGAACGCTTTGCCCAGGCGGGCCTCGGAACGACCGGGAGCCTCGCCGATGAATACTACCTGGGCACGTGGATCGCCCCGCCATGGGGCACGCCCGTTGTGGTGCAATGGGCAACGATAGCAATCATACCATCCAGGTTCCATCTAAATGTCTCCCGTGAAAGGAAAAGAGCGGGGGGTCGGCGCCTGCGCACAACCGAACCCCCCGCCCCGACGAGGAGGACCGTCGTCACTCCCCCATATGGACACGCATCCACCAGTTGCACGCCTGGCGGGCATTGGCCACTCCCTCTTTCTTGGCCCTGGAATAATCGGCCGCGATGAGGTCTGCCAGCTCCGGCCCCTCTTCCTCTGGGAAGAGAGAAGCGGCGAAACAACTGGCGATTTCACCCAGTACGTCATCAACCTGCCGCAGGTGCGGGATGGCCTTGCGCAGGCCGTAACGGTGAAGCAGGGTTCTGATTTTCGTTTTCATGGCAGGCCCTTTCAATGAGTTTCGTTCCACCACTTCTGGGTATCATCCCAGGTGACCGCGCCGGAACAGACTGCCCGGCGAAAGTCTCGCACAACAGCCTCCGGGTTAATGCAACCTTGCTGCTTGTGCTTGCAAAGGATGAACCCCAACACTGGCGATTCCCGGTTGAGTTTTTGAATGGCCTGAAACTCGGTTTCCGATTCCGAAAACCGCTGCCTTATAAACTCAGGGGTGATCTTCTCCCGGGTACGTTTGAGGCTCTGCATGTGCTGGATTTGAGCAGCCTCTTCGCAGTCCCGGGCGAAGGTGTACCCCTTGTCCAGGAACTCATGGATTTCGTAGTCGGCGTCCTTGCCGACCAACTGGGCACGACCTTCACGGAGAGCCACCAGGAGGTCATAAGCGGCCTCCAGGAAGCTCTCCACATTGTCCCAGTATTCCTCCGGGCCAAGGATGCACTCGGCCCGCCACAACTTCAGGTCCAGGTCACGCATGACGATCCTCCTCAGTCCAGGCGTCCCTCGGCCCACGCCTTGATACCGTGCTTTCGCAAGACCTCTGCAAAGGCACGGGCATAGGCCATCTTCCTTTCATAGGATTGACCGAAACCATTCACCCAGATCATCAGTCCTTTAGGGTAGCGTTTCGAGGTCAATCCCTTCTTCTTGCACCAGCGTGCCCATCCTGTGTTGCCCGGGAAAGCGACCCAGGCGAAACCGCACAGGCCCTCCCGGCAGACGTAAATGGGCTTGCTGGGGTCCAAGTCATTGCCCAGCGGGGTGCTGGGCGTGCCCACAACCATGGGTTGGGGCTGGCATTGCCGGGCAGCACGTTCCGCTGCCTCGCAAGCTTCCTCGTAAATGCGGGCGTACATAACACGTCCTCCTCGTTGCTTTTTTGCCATGCCCCCGCGCTGCATGGCCTTGAAGTTGATTCCGGCGCGGGCGGTGTCACGGTTCACTCTTCGCTACTCACGTCGATTACGCGCCCAACGGCAGGTACCCAAACCATACGGCCGTCGGGTAGGTACGCTCCCACCCAGCGACCGCACCAGTTCAGTTCGCGGGCCAGTCTTTCCAAAGCCAAAGCGTGGTTTGCATCCCTGGGCACGTCGGGGTTGCGATCTACGATTGCGCATCCCTTTGAACATCTGGCAACGATGTGCGCCTTCCGGGTCTCCGTCGGGGGACAGAACCGAGTAATGATTGCTTCCATCATTCACCCCTCCACTAATGGCCCTGATTTTCCGGCACAAGCGGGTTACCTCTGGTTGACAGGGATACCATCAAGCCACCAGGGAACCTTGGCTTCACTGTGCAGGGACTGGCGCCATTCGCTCAGCAAGGATAGCGGTACCTTGTCGAATACCTTGGCTTCCTGTAACAGGGCATCCCATTGATGCACAGCTTCTTCGAGTTCCAAGAGTCCGCCCTCTAGTTGTTCCACCTTTTCCCAGGGGACCGGCGGTTTCTTTCTATTGGCCCGGGCATCTTCATAAAGTACCCAGTAGTGCTGGAACGAGAGGACCAGTACCTCGAACGCGCAGAAAACGTCCATGCGGTCGCAAGCCATCTTCCATGCAAGGGTATCATCTAAATGACACTCCTCGTAAAGCTTCACGTTGGTTGCCACCAATGCCCGGGCATACTGGACGGCGCCCAGGGCATCCTCTGGTAGCAAAGAGGGTGAGAAGGGCGGGTCCAGGCATAGCTGGCTGCGAAAAGGTTCCTTGTTGGGAACCTCAATGCCCCGGGTTTCACAATATCCCAGGGCGACTGCCACGTTGAAGGCTTCCTGCCTGTTCCATAAAGGGCCTCTTTGCAAAGCCCCTTTCAGTTCGGCCAGGGCATCAGCGCTCATGGTCAAGTCCTCCTTCGGCTCCCACATTTTGCACCAGTCGTCACTGGCCGTTACGGGCCATACCCGCCACATCGGCGACCAATCATCCTCATGTGGCGACTTATGCCGATAAGGATGTGGTGGAGCAGCGCGACATTCGCCCTGGGATGGACAGAACCTATTCCACCACCGGCATGTTTCACACGCCCTGCGCATGTGCATTCACCTTTCGTACTCC